GAAATTTGATGTCTGGTATTCCCGATTTTCAGATTCCTTAGCTGGGGTAAAATTCTTTGATGCCCCACGACCCACTTTCGTTTCGAATAAGTCTACTATCGAATTCCCCCGATCCAAAGGAGGTCGAGATTTCTTTAGTAGCAGGTTACTCCATATCTCCCCACGAAGTTATACTCGTGTGGATGACTGTGAGAATATTAAGGGCCCGAATAGATTTCTTTACGAACAAATCCTCGGTTTCCTGGACGCTAAACGCTCTGACTCCTCTTATCTCCTCGTCTGTGCCTTGCATATTGCGAGGGCAGTCAAGAAGGTTAGGAAACCATTATGGGCGCTTAATGTTATTCCCGAGCGTGGTGCAAAATTCCGTCTCCCTAACAACCCCGAGTGGCATAACCAAATTCTTGGTGAGGCCCTCGGCTATGTTGGAGAACGGCTTTTAAAAGCTATTTGTCCGAATACATACGAGAAGAGAAATTATTTCTTCCCAGATGACTTGGCTGATGGCTCTTACACCTTTTACTCAGGGGACTTCAAATCTGCAACCGATTACCTTTATACTGAGGCTGGACGAGCAGCAGGTCATGCAATGGTCGAACGAGTTGGTACCGAAGATAACCAACTTTACCTCGAAATTGTTGACTTGCTATACCAAGACCATATTGTCTTGGGCCAGAAAGCCTCAGAGGCATATCGATCACGATTTGTCGATGTCTTTGAACCGAACTTACCTGTCTTCGAGGATGAAGTGAGTGTGGTTGTTGATACAACCAACCCATCTCATCACTCTCAGACTCCTCAGTTCGAAAAGACTACTGAATTTGCTTCACCACCCGTTTTAACATCCTCTATTGAGATGCTAATGGATGAGCTTGATGACGTCATAGTCCATGACGTCCCTCAGCAGAAGCTAGACCCCGATCTTGTTAATAACCCCTATTGGAAGAATTCCAATGTGTGGCTTGATGAAGATGCGGTCACTGAAGGTCCAGATGATTTTGTTCACTCGCTTTACGGCCAGGCGCAATTATCATGGATCCCAACCATTACCACCTCCGACGAACTTCCTAGGAAACCGAAGGCCCATATCGCTCCATATTATGGGCTTTATAAGCCTCAACCCCGTAATTTCGTCGAGAGGGTGATTAAATTCCCAAATCGTAACGACCATTATTTGAAATTATATAGTAAAGTTTCAAAGGATGATCTAGACAGGGGATATACTACTGAAATTTTCCGATCTGGGAAGGCCATTTTCAAATCCCTCTTAGATCGAAATATTCGGTGTGGTGGACAGCTGAGCTATCTCGATCTTGAACCTTTTGACTCTGATCATATGGCTCAATTTTCACCACACACCAATCAAATTTATCGATATGTACATTCCCATATTATGACTAATCAGTTAGTCCATAATCATATGGGTCGTATTTTAACCGATATACCTGAGGGTGTAGTAACATCTCGAGGTTTGGGCATGTGTTATAATGGCACATTTGCCCTACTCTCGTTTCTTAATTGGGCGTCTCACCATGCGGCGGGATTGGCCCTTCGTACATACTTCGTGACCGGAGATGATAACAACAGTGCCCATAGGCACCCGGAGATATCAATCCCCCGACTCGAATCGATGCATAAGGATATTGGTTTTATCCCGAATACGTCTAAAATCAAGGTATCGAAGCTTGGGTATGTCCATGCTGAAAATATTATTGTGATTCGTGATAGGAAATTTAAGTCAGTTGAGAGTCTCCATCTTAAGGCTCTCTTCCCACTCAAACTTCCAAACTCTTGGTTAACTATGCCAAGATCTATCCTTCCTCACATTAAGGATACCTGTGATATTCTTAAATCTAGGATATACACTTATATATTCCAAAGATTTGAGAAAAAGTATAGTAGGCTACTTCTCGAAGGTCTTGATATATTCAATCAACCCTTCGGTGCCCCACTATTTCCGTTTAAGGTAACTACTAAATACTCAACGAGATTCGATTTGTTTGATCCCGATGAACTTAGTGTTATCCTCTCCCCGAAGTTACGCAACCAGCCAAAAATCTCTGGTATGATGACTTTCGTTAATATGCTCAAAAATGAGCCCATCAGCACAACCTTCGCCCCTGGCAATCCCTTTTCACAGGCATTACCCAGGGTCATACGGAAGGACCTACTGATGAAAAGCTTAGTGTCCTTCGTGACACCAAACCAGCTTAGGAATCCCTTTCCTTCTAGGTCGCCGAAACCGATCATCATCGATGAATTGGTTAACGATTTGAGGAAGGTCCGGAGGATCACGTCTTTCCAGTCAATCGGTGTAGTCACTACATCATTGCTTGGATTAATACGTGGTCTCCGGTGGATCCCGGATCAATTTCGATCCACTCCGGATGATATCGTTGGCCCAGTCTTACTAAGGACGGGCACTGACGATACACCCTATGAGACGGATATTGTCCACACGTTTCAGACAGTTATTACAATTGTTCCCCGCCGACATTATGTTAGGCGGGACATTGCCTACTGGCTCAACGGTGTCCTATACCTCACTTGGGAGTCTCGTACTCGAACAATCACTGAGGGATTGGAGTTAACAAAAC